CCCGACGCTCCAGCGTCGTCCCCCGCGTAGGACAGCAGTGCGGACAATACGTCCGCTATGGCCCGAGTGTGTGCCCCAGGGTGTATATTGACGCCTGATACTTGGCGATCGAATATGATCAGGCTGGGGCCACGTTCGCTTGACTCCAACTGCGATCGAGCACGTGTGATCGTACAGCCGGGTTCGAAGTCCGTTGGGGTGTAAATGTTGATGCCCTTGTATTGTTCCATTATGATCTCCCCACACTGGGGCACACGATTGAAACTGGGAATTGACCCATAACTGATGTGCCCCGTGTTGGTGTGTTTATAGAGTTTAAAATAAACATAGTGTCATTGTAGCACGTTTGAGCAGATGTGTCAAGGCCCCAATTGTGATTAATTTTTACAACGCAACTGGGCCTAGCCTCCGATGTCATTTCAAGCGACGCCACTCTATGCTACCCTCGTGTCAATTTCTTGATTGTGTATGGCGTGTGCCCAAACAATAGGGGTCGTTGTGCTCACCCTGGGACCCGTGTGCCACACACGCCATACGTTATACAACATCAGCACACGCTCCCGTTCATTAACTCTGTTTCACCTCGTTTGTCATCAGTGTCTTGAATCGCCTAGCACCCACTCGCTGTCGTGCCGTAGCCTCTATGGTGCTGGGGTCGTCCGTCTCCACCACGAAGTCATTCACCACTGGCTGTACGTTGTGCCAATCGTGTGTCTTGTAGTAGGGCCACTTGGTGTAGTGTTCCGTATGTACCTTGTATATCTTGTATGCCATTACTGGTCCTCCTTTAGTATGTCAAACAGCACTTCCTTGCTCTTGCCATAGTCCAATACTGCTTGATACTGCTGTTGTGTCAGTGTGAAGTCCAGGTCCCCGTCCTCGAAGTCGGAGTCGTGATCTACCTCATATGAGTCCTGATCAAACGTGTTGTGTATGTACTCCGCTTGGGGCCAACTTATCCTCGTGTCCCCGTGCCCTGGCTTCCAATCGTTTGTACGCATCGTGATGTACATACCCTTTGTTAGGTCTTGATCCAAGCAGGTGATCATTGTGTCCGCAACGTGTTGTCTCAATTTGCCGTACATTACTGGACCTCCGTGATGGTTGTGTCAGCGTTGTACAGCTCCTGGTTGTAGTTGTCGTTCATATAGTCGCCCGCCACTGCCCAAGCATCTTGCTCGCTGTCAGCCCACACTTCAAACGTTATGCTCTCGTACTGATCGCCAACGTCATTCTCTGTTGTGCTCCACAACAGCGTGTCTATTTGATATTTGTTCATTTGTCTTGTCCTTTGTTGTATAGTGCCCGTATGCTTCATTGCTTACTATTAACACTATGTATTTATAATAGCACACAACACACAAGATGTCAAGCGTCAAAACCCCCATAAAAGGCACTTTTTTGAAGATTTTTTTACCATTTTTTCTGTTTCCCAGGCTTGACAGGGCGGAAAAATGTGCTATAATCGGGCTCAACAGGGCTTTTACGCTGTAAAACGTTGAAATCATTGAATCTTTTGTGTTTAAACAAAGTTAGACGGGGCCGGGCAAATACTCATACTAATTCAACCCTTCTGTAGTAGCCATTTAACCTTCTGTGTGTGCTCTTTACCAACTAAAACGTCTTGTAATCGCCTGCTAATCTTGGCTCAAATTCAAACGTTCAAGCATACTCTCGAGATTGTGTGTGCCCTGCTTGACCGCTCGCTTTAGGGGCTGTTCTTGATAAGCGTACTGCTGTTGCCGGTCAAACACGTCTGCCACCGCGGGTGTTGTGTCCTGTTGTGTGTGTCTCTGCCCCACTATGCTGTTGTAAGTGCCTAATACCGTGTTGTCCTTGCTGGTGTGTATTGTGAGGTTGTGTATCGTGTTCAGTGTGTTCAGTTTGCGTTGTATGTCCGTGATGTTAGCGCCACAGCCAAGATTGGTCTTGACGCCACCCAGTCCCTTGGCCCTACTGCGTGTGTCCCTACGTTGCTTGGCCTCTGCCTCGGTGTAGTCCATATGTAGCACGTGTATGGGTGCTGACTCACTCAGGGTGTTAAACATCTCGAGGCTTTGGTGATACAGCCCCTCGAACGCCAGGTGTGCGCCGTGCTGGGTGGCCCATTGGGCCCATTGCTCTATGCTACGGCTCGACTTGACGTAGTCCCCGCCCTCCATATTGTGCGTGATGTACCAGTCCTGTCCGGGCACCCGTGTGCCGCTGTATGAGCCCACCACCCAGCAGTCCTGTCGGGGCGTGTGTGCGGTGTCGTCGTCCCAGCATCGCGTCAGTAGTGCCTGTCCCGTGGTCGTGCTCTTGAGGAACACCCTGCTGTGTGTGTAGCTCTGCTTTATGGTGCGTATGGCGTGGCTCTTGCCAGATCCGCTCGTGCCCAGTGCTGTTATGTACATAAAATCCTCGCCATATTTACCTGTACTATAGCACACTACTCAAAATGTGTCAATGACTGCTGTGCGTCGCTGTGTGTGTGTCTATGCGGGGGTTTGTGCGTGGGCTTTGGGGCCGGGTCCGCTCCTGTATAAGCACGTGTAAGAATAGCGGTCTTGGCCCCTGGGCCTTGTGCGGCGCTGTGGGTTGTGATATGCCTCACTAGGAACACAGCGCCTAAACCGGACAGCATACGTCTTGCCTCTATCGAGTACAAAGGAGTGTTTCAGTATGGCGAACTGAAAGTGCTTCCCGGCATAAAATTATTTAGCGTGGGCAAACTCACATAAGTAAAAATGTTAGGCACACTTTAGGCACGTTCAACAACACACATAGCTGACAGCCAAGGCAACAAGGAGTTTTACACACCCTCTGATTGTGTAGAGTACTAGGGCTGTATGTACGCCCCTGTTAGGCAAGGACAGGTTAAACAAATGGGCAGTCAATGACGGGACTTTTTGGAAATTTTGGGTCCCGTGCTTTGCTACAATGAAGCGGACCAACAGGCGAGTAGCAATTTGGAAATAGCCATCCCCGAGGGGGGTGCGTGTGATACGGAACACCCAGCACGCGGCAATTGGTGAATCGTTGGTCATCTGTGGGATGTATTTTTAGCATTCTTGCTAAAAGTCATCTACCCTGAAAAGAAGAAGTGAGAAACGCGTGAGTGTTTCTCAATTGAGTGCTTTAGCACTCATCTTCTTTGAACCTAGTAAATATCGCTATGACATCGCACAACATAGTATGGTTCAATGGTCCCAGTGCTGGGTTCTTCATACACACGCTACAGAAACAGCACTGCGAGATCGGCTGTAATCACATATACCGAGACAGGAACGTTGATCACGTGGTCGTGTTCGATCAACAGATGTTTCCCCACATACGGAGGGGATCACACACGCTATGGACCAAGAGCGGCAACAAGCACCCGGACTTCAAAGAGATCGGCTACCCACTGCGACTACAGCCACACAACAGCGGCGTTTTGGCGTTGAGGTTGGCCATAAATCTCAAACTGGAGCACGTGTTCGTCGTTGGCTGTGATTGGGGCGTGTCAAACGTCAGCAGATATGACTACGGCGCCAGGGACAGCGAGCTCAAATACACCAATGGTCAGAAGAAGATAGTGCGGGAGATGAACAGGGAGATAGACATCACGTTCGTGAGCGCCAACAGCGATCCCATAGACGTGCCGTGTGCTACAATCGAACCTTCAGCGTTCTTGCGTTGCCTAGAGAGTTAGATTCAAACTTACAGGTATGATTGGTGCCACCCTGACAGGTGTGCGTGTTGGGCGGTTTGCCCTTCGTGGGCCTGCCCGTGGTCTTGCTCACGTGCCTCCTTGTTTTCGTACATCTGAAAGTGCCCAGTTGTTCCGCTAATGCCGTGAATTTAGCGGGGTCCATATGTCCTTAACTTGCTACTGCTGTGTTGTCAGAGAAGTATCTCCACACGCCGCCCGCGTAATACACCGGTGTATCCACCGTGCTGTCCCCATCACTGGCCATAGCAATCATACCGTCCTGGAGGTCGCCCCTGGCGTAGAGCTGTGCCCTGGTCTGCGGGTTCAACTTGATCACGCTGTTGATGTTTAGACGACCCGTGTTGGGTGTGAGCGTTAGGTCCGTGGAACTGCTTGATATTAGGGTGTCCGGCAGTTGGGTGTTGGTGATCTTGCTTGATGCGTTCAATCCCGCAACGCCACTGGCCTGATTACGTCCGTTAATGATGTTTGTTATCTCGTCCAGCGCCGCTTTGAGGTCAGCCCTCGCTGATGCTGGGTTGTCTGTGCCCGAGTCTAAATTTGCTGTTGATATGTTGTTTGCGTTAGTTGGCCAAGCCATCTTCTATCTCCTGTTTGTTGTATTTACACACTACACTCTCACCACGTTGCCTGCGATGTCCATAGCCGCCAAGGGCAGTCCCTTGACCAACAGATCCACCGTGCTATTCACGTCCTCTCCCGTGTTGGGTTTGAGCAGTTGTATGGTTATTGTTGTTGATACCACGCTGTTGGTGTTAGCACTGACGAATCTGCCCAGGGGCAGTGTCGTGATCGTGATCTCTGTAGAGGCATCACTGGACACGTAGTCTGAATTGACGTAGTTGTCCGCCACATAGATGCCACCCCCCGCGGTCTCTTCGTCATCTGTTATGGTCAGCGTTGGCGTTATGCCCACGTAATTCACCGAGCTGTATATCTTACGCAATGGTACAACCCTCGTGGTGCTTGATCCATCATCAACGGTGCTGGTGTCGAAGCTTTCCACTATCTCCTCCTGCGGTTCAGTGTCCAGCGTGATGTCAAACCCAGTGAATCCCTGGGGTGCCGTGTTGATGCCGCTGTTGATGTTGAATGTGAATCTGTAGTACCTAAACTTGCCTATCGTGCTGAAGTACGGGTCCGTGTCCTTGGTCAGCGTGATGCTACTCACGCCACTGCTCATATTGGCCACGTTGCTACCCTCTACGGTTATGCTGGGCTTGTCATCTTCGAGGAACGCGGCGGTGCTGGTCGTGCCATCCCTCAATGTTGTTATGGTGATTAGGGGTAAAACGGTAGCCTCCGAGCCGAAGTCTATGATGTCCGTGGTGAATTCAACCGTTGTAGAGGTTGATAGATTCTGATACCATCCCGTCCAGCTGTCCCAAGTGCTGTACGGCGCTGATCCCAAGTCATCCCAAGTCAAACTATCCTTGGGCAAGTAAATTCCCTGTCCTGCGTCAAAAAAACCTGTCTTTGCCATACTATGATCCTAACTGACTCGCTCCTATTGTTGTCTTTAAGTTGTTCGTGATGGGGTCTGAACTCAACTGACCACCACTTTGTTCATATGTTTCAGCCACGGTGTGATTCAGTGCTGTAGTGAAATCACTTACCCTGTTTAATTCATTCCGCACCCTAACCCTCACGTCGTAGCTCTCGCCCAACGCCACTGGACTTATGATCGCCTGTGTGTCTGATGTTTCTAGCACGGTAAAGAATGTTGTGTCGCTACTCTTCTTGTATTGTACTATGTAATTGACCACAAACGGGTCTGACGTAGCCGTCCAATTCACCTTTAATCTCCTAATCGTGTTGCCCTCGCTGTCTGCGAGATTGAAGCTTGACCCACTGCTCAACGTCAAACTGCTTACCCCATCAACCTGTAAGGGATTAGGTAAATTTATAGTTGGTTTCGGTGGCGCCACACTCTTGGCCTGTACTGCGTAGTCGGCGCTGTTGTGTTGTGTGCCGGTGAATGCTATCTGTCCCTGTGATGTTAGATCAACGCTCTGTATTCTAAAGATGCTGTCCAGGCTTATGTTTTCATTCACCACCCTCACTAAATCACCCACGCTGATCGTGGCCGTGTCCGTGGTTGTCTGTAGAGATATGGTCTGATTGGTCCTGCTCTTCTTAACCATTACCTCTGCCATCTGTAGAGCCTGCTCCCTATTGGTGATCATATTGAACGTGTATTTCTTCTCTAGCCTTATACCGTCTTCCGCTAAAAATGTTAAATCATCAGCACTACCGTCCTCGGGATACACCACCTGATCTGCTTGGTAGTCAGCGTCTGGATCAACAAACGTCAGCACCGCCCTGTTAATCTTGTTCTTCTTGCTGGGTGCCTGTAGCGACACGCCGCCAACTATGTGATCGGTGGTTATGGTGTAAGAAGTGTTGGGATCCGCTGGGGTCGCCGTGATGTCCGTGTCGTCGCCACCGTGTTCTATTTTTAAATGGTACTGCCCTATCTGGTAAGGCATTATACCCCTGAAACTGCTCAACAGCATCTTTGTGTTGTTCATTAACGTCTGTCCCGAATCAACTACAGCGTCAGTGGTGAATGCTGTGCCTGTGGTCGTGTCCGTGTAATCTACGATCTGATCACACAGGTCTGCCGCCACTTTGAAACTTGTGAAGTCGAAGCTGTCGTTGGGCAGTCCCTTGCCGTATCTCGGGTTCCTCATATAGTCCAACAGCACACTGACTGAGTTGTTTGTGAATGTTGTGGTCTCGTTGCCGTATGTGGTCGAGTGCGATGCTGTGAGTGTTGTAGCATCAAAAACTTTCTTGCCCTGTAGTAAAATGTTGATCTTGGGCAGTCCCCTATATGGGTTGTTGTCCGCGTCTTCCTGTGTCTCAATCTTCTTCCATTCAAACCTACACGCAACGTAAGCCAATCCGGATAGCGTATGATCTGAACTCCAGTTGGGTGTCTCTTGTAGCAGAGAACTGACCGGCTGCGAGTCCCTGCCGTCAAAGAACTGTACCTTTAGTCTATCGCTGTATGGTCCCGAGCTTGGTGTCGCCTGTGTGTTATGGGCATACGTGTTAAGGGGCACCTCGTTGTCATCGAGATACAACTTGGTGTAGCCATTTACCTGTCCCTCACTCACTACGAGTGCTACGTACAGATATTTGTTGTTTGAGCCGTCCGTGCTTATGAACACACGACTGCCACCAACCCTACGTGTGCCATACACTATGGGAACTGGATTTACGGCGCTGTCCTTATTGACCAAAACGCCTTGTATTGCTTGAGCCTGTGCTTGTTCTATTGCCGGCGCACCCATATCCATACCAAAAGGCATTCCCACAATGCTTAAGGCGGCCTCGAATATATCCACAGCGGCATCTACTACGATTTCAACTGCGTCAATGACTATATCAACGGCGTCTTCTATTATGTCTATAGCATCTTCAATTATCTCACCTGGACTTGGGCACATACTATAACTCCTTCTTGAACAAGTGTCCAACGGTCTTAAACTTCATAAACTTGTAAAGTTTCTCGACCCTGTCGCTTGCTATCTCTACGGTGCTGCCTGGACGGAACTCTCTGGCTCCCTGTTCCTTTGCCCATTCAGTGCCCGCGTTAATTAATCTTATGGGAACAAAAATACTCTTCCTGTGCTTGGGATCAACGTACAACGCCAGGTCATTAGCGACCTTTTCATTATTGAAATAGTAGTTGTTTATGACCACCACTATACCGCCTATTATCTCACCCTCCTTCTCAGCCACGAAGCCAACTCCCTTATCGGTGCTCATCAGCGTCATAAAGGTGTTTAAAACTTTCTGCCTGTCAAAAGTCATATGGGCATACGCACCCTCGTGCCACATAGACTCGCCGAGGTCCAATATCGTTTCGAAGTCATCATATGTCCATTTACGTATGTTATATTTCATATTCTTTAGCGTATATCTTCTCTTCTATGTTGAAGCCCAAGTTCAAAAGGCTGTTGTCGTCAATGTTCCTGTTGCTTATCCTCAAACTTTCTATGTTCTTGCTCCTACAAAATGTCTCAAGCTCATCAAACAATCTCACAATGTTGTCGTTGGTCTGATACTTGGGCTCTATGTAAAAGTATTGTAGATTAGCGATGTTTTTCTTGGGTGCCCAAGGTGCTTGATTGACAAACAGGAACGCGAACCCGATCAAAGTCTCGTTATGGTAAAGTCCTATGCTACCCTGCCAATAAGGAGATACCAACGATCTCTTGATGTACGTGTAAAAATGTGTCTCGTCATAATCAACGCCAAACAGGCCCGTTTCGTGTAGTGCTTTGTATCCCAACTTGGCCACCTGTGTAGCGTCTTCGGTCGTTAGTGCCCTCGTGTAAATTAGATCTATTCCCTGCCCCATTTTATATCCTTTACTATTTGATTGCTAAACTCCATACCCTTGTCATTATTGAAGAATAATTGTTGGCTCGCCACGCTGGTTGTCCTGCCCGCGGTCTTCTCAAAATCAGCGAACTGACTAGCACACTGGATCGTGATCGTTGCCGTCTCCTGTGCCTCCGCTATCTTCCAAGCAGTAATCCTGCCATCGAAGAACTGGAACACCTTTGTGGTGTTGAACTTGCCCGTTGTGTCAAATATACATCTGTACAGCACCACACGTTTGTCTATGTAGTTGTTGTTGAGCACAAGCCCAACGGTAGTTAGATCAACCGCAGTGAAACTGATGTCTAAAGTATTGACCGTTATGGAGCCGCTCTCCTTGACGTTGCCGAACTCCAAAAACTGTCCTTGTGCCAGATAAACATTCGTGCCCGTGTCTGGTGCCGTTGGGCTGTCGTATCTTATGTCTATGTTGGCGTTTGTGAAATACACAGCGGCGTCGAAGTGTATCTCTATGAGATCAGCACTTAAGATCCTTGTCTGTGCTAAAGCATCTTGTATGGTGCTGTCCAAGTTCCTGGGCATTACGTGTCCTCTCTAACATTAATCTCGTATGTGAATAGTTCAGGGTTGCCAACGCTGAACTGCTGTTGATCGCTTGTCAAAAAAACTTTGAAAGGAACGTTGTTGTATTGTACCGTAGTGCTTGACGTGGTCGCCGTCCTCAATGTTGGGAATATGGGCAAAGCGTCTATGGTCGAACCATCTAAATTGACGTCCTCCGTTAGCATATACACCTTGTCGTGATTGCTGAATTTTATTAGATCACCACTCTTGAGCGTGCCAGTGCCTCCACTCACGGGCACGTTGCTTGATGTAGCGGAGTTGTCATAATCGCTTGTAGTCGCTTCCACACACGTTATGGTGCCCGAAGCCGTACCCCTCGTGCTAGAGATCAACGGTGGTACAACGGTGAAACTATCAAACTTACCACCCTGTTTCATTATGAATGCCATTATGGGCATATAGTCTTCCCTGCTCAACGGTGGGGATACCAATTTAAAACTGAAGTGTTGGCTGTTGATCTGTGCCCTCTGTGTCCTGCCCGAAAGAGTCTGTGTTGTCCTGGTCTGTGTGTTGCTCTTGAACTCCATAGTTGTGAAGCCCGCTGTTGGGAATGTGCCTGCCATTATACTAATGCCCTCCTGCCTTGTTCATTCAACGCTTGATTGATCATTCCAATGAATACGCTTTGTCTCGATCTAATCAGCTTGTCAAAATCACGTGTGTCTGTTGCTGTTATGTTGAAGTTTATGTTTATCGTTTGTTGTCCGCCCGCTAGTTTATCATTAGGCACAACGGTTCCAGTCCTTCCCGGCACAAAGAGCTCGGGTCCAGCTTCACCAATCATAAACGGTTGATTACCTATCGTTGTACCACCCTCTTCCCTGCCTGGGTATTGTTGATTCCTAATTACTGCGACCTGTGCCAGTCCCGAAGCGACTATGGCTCCCGCTAACAACGGTCCGAATACACCACCCTGTGCCAAAGCCTTCGTAGCACCTTGGTATGTGTTAATCACCGCCTCTGTTATGGCTACCGCCTTGTTTAGTTCGAAAGCACGTTTATTGACCTGTGCTATCTGTTCTAAAGCACTACGAGCCCCCGCTACCGCTACTTCTCTTTTCTCTTCTTCAGTAGCGTTTGCTAGATCTAGGTCTTTGAAGTTTCCCTGTCGTACAGCACTGATCCTTGCTTCTTGGTTTCTTCTAATTTGTTCTAGTTCCCTATCGTAAATGGCCTTACGTTTTGCCGCCGCGTCCTCTTCTATCTTCTGTATTCTCTCCGCCGCCGTCTCGTAGTCCATAGCCTTTTTATCAAGGCCTTCTTTGATCAATGCTTTCTGCTCATTCTCCTTACGTATGATCTTGTCAAGTTCGTCTTCGTTTAACCTGTCTATAGTCTCCAACGCACTCTTGTTTTTGTTTAAGAATTCTTCTATAGCATTTGCTTCTTTTTTGATCTGCTCTATTTTTTCCTTACGTTCTTTCTTCTCTTCCTTTAATCTCTGTGTTGCTCTTTCTATGCTGGCGTTGTAGTGTTCGTTGTGCTCGGTTAGTTCCCCAAGCTCCTCGCTCGTGCCCATAATGTCCTGTATCAGTCCATCGATCTCGTCCCTGAACACGTATAGTCCCGCCAACGCCGTGCCCGCTAGCAACAGGAACAACGGATTCTTCAGCATAACCGCCGTTAAACCTCGCACTATGCCCGTCAATGCCACCAGTGTGTTAGCGAACTTGACGAAACCGTTAGCAACACCTATTATGGCCAAGCCCGCGAACGCCACCTTTAAAATATCTATGTTGTCTTTTAAGAATATAACTGCCTTGCCCGCATTTATCGTAGCACCCGCAAGTGCCTTACCAACGCCTTCAGCGAAAGCATCTAGCCCATCTTGGTTCTCATCAAAGAACTTGTTGAGATCGCCCAGCTCGCTTTTCAGTGCTTCGAAAAATGATTCATTGACCGTGGTTTGAAATTTAAAGAATTTATCTCCCAACATCGAGAGCGTACCCTCTAACGTGTTAGCAAACTCCTGTGCCGCGTTGCCGAACTCACCGCCAGGGCCGAACACTTCCTCGAATCTACGTCTCGTCTCCTCCGCCGTTGTCCTCACGCCTTGTTTGAATCCCAGTAATGCTAACACACCCCTTTCCCTGAATATGTCCGCACTCGCCGCACCTGTACTGAACGCCCTCTGTATCTGCTCACCAGCAGTCCTAAAGTCAATGCCCGATACAGCCGCAACGTTCGCCGTTATGCCCAAAACGTCATTTAGTTCCTCGGCGTCATCTGCTACGATGGCCAAGTTTCCCGATGCTAACGCAATGTCTTGAAGGCTAAAGGGAACGCCCGCCGCAAAGTTGGTCAGCGTCTCAAATGCTCTCGCACCTTCTTCAGCACTTCCGAACAAGAACTTAAATCGTAGTTGTAGTGATTCTACTTCCTTACCAACGCTGACGAGACCCTTAACAAACTTGGCCGCACCAATGCCCGCTAAAGCAACTCCAGCCAGCGTGGCTGCCCTGCCAAAGGACATCAATGCTTTTTCGTTGTTCTTTAAGGCACTGCCC